CCGACACGATAAAACCGACCGTTCGGAAATTCTTCCGAGCAGTCGGCCATATCAGCAAATGCACGAATTACTTCGTACTTCATAACTTACTCCTAAACTGCATCAGTGTATGTTACAAACACACCAGCGTCTGTGTCCGCTTTTTGAGTATCAAAGCGTGAGAAGATTCCTAAAATTTCGCCGTAAATTTCGTTTGCAACCCAACGTACAGTAGTTTGTTTTCTGTCAAATAATGTTACAAATGCTTTAGGATCTCCAATGAATCCTTTTAATTCCCCTTCATTACCTAACATTTCATCAGGTAATGTATAAATTACTTTACCTTTGAACTTATATCCTGTTGGAGATGTTACATCTTCTTGAAGCATATAACGTCCTTGTTTATCCTTCACTTTATCTAAAGCTGCAAACATTGAATCTGTTACAATTAAAGATACATTGTAAACAGATGGAATTTTTTTATTAATTACATCTTTTAATCCATCTAATCCAGAAGCACTTTCCGCTTTAGCTGTTTTGAGGATTGACGCAATTTCATAATTTTTGGTATTGATATCTTGTGTGTAAACATCTTCTTCGATAAACTCCATAATATCGTAAGTTGCATCGTCAATCATTTCTTGAGATACTCCTAATTGACCACGGAAAGTATCAATTGTCCATGCCACATCAATAAATTTAGGTTTTGCTAATTCTGGGTTCTTTTCTAACTCTGAAGTTTTAACCATTTTACCTTTTGATTTGCTTGCGATAGGTGTTTTACCTGAACCAGTTTTCACTTTAACTACTTTTACTAATTTAGTTAAATCAATGTTAATATCTGGTTTCTTAACTAGTTCCGTTGTTTCAACTGGCACTACTGCTCCACCGTCTACGATTTTTAATCCCTCGCGTGTTTGTCCTTTTGAACGAATGAATGCGTTTAATGCTTCACGTTTTTGAATTTTTTCATTTTTATTCATATTTCTTTCTTCCTCCTTAGCGGGTTCCTTATCTTCTAATTCTTTTAATTCAGCTTCTAAATCAGAGATTTCTTTTTCTAAATTTTCTTTTTCTTCTTTCTTAGCAGATAATTCTGTTTGAAGTTCTTCAATTTGTTCTTCAACAGCCTTTAGATCTTCATCATTTTCTGCAGCTTCAATAGCTGTTTCTGTTTCTTCTGAACGTTTATTTAGTTCTTCTAATTCAGCGTTAATTTTTTCTAGAGATTTGTTTCGCATTGATAATTTAGCTTTGATTAATAATCCTTTATTCTTCATCTATTTAACTTCTCCTTTAATAATTTTTTTCTAGCATTTAATGCTTCTTTTTTAAATTCTTCATATCCTTGTTTTCTAGCTGAGATTTCCGTTTGAGGGTACGCTGGGAATGTACAAGGGCTAACTTCCAGTAGTTCCATATCTTTAACAATTTTTAATACTGTTCCATCGTCTCTTTCGACAATTTCAAAAGCTAATTCAATAAATCCAAAGCTACAACCATTTACATCCTGTCTATCAATTCTTGCATGAGCGCCGATTGCGTCTGGATCTGCGTTGTTAATTTCGCATTCGCCAAACAGTCCGATGTTATCGGATTTTAATTTTAGGATTCCATTTCCAGTTCGCCCTAAACAAATATTCGTATCATGATTAAATAGAGCTCTAACATCCGGATTACGCTCTAGCGCTTTATCGACTGCCTCCTTTTCAATCATTTCAAAGAATCCGTCCCAAAGTTCGGTTTCTACACCGTACTTGATAAAATATCCCTCAATGAATTTTTTTCCACTTTCATCACTACGTGTTTTAAATTGAGTAGTGAGATAGCTTTCTCGTTTATTCATCATTCTCACCACCTTTCAATTTTTTTTGTTTATCTAAATCATCTTGATGTAGATAATTTTCTAAAACAATAATGTCTTCCATTTCAGGATCTGGAACTAATCCAATCCAATCTCGAAGTTCATTTCTTCTCATCGCAGCTAACTGAACCATCTGACTTCCTGCAGAAACTAGTTCAGTAATGTTGTATGAATATAATGACCTTGGATTGAATTTGAAATATCTTCTTGGACTGATTAACAAGTCTCTTGTTAACGTCTGTGCGATTATTTCTGCAATCGATAAAATTCTTGTATTAATAAACGTGTTGTATTCTTCTTTGTTGAATTCTCCGACACCTAAGAAAAAAGCCGGCACTCCAAATAGGCCAGCAATTGTCTTTTTATCAATTTCAACAGATTCATTAATTGCGATGTCTTTTAGAGTCAATGGTTTAACTTGGTCAACTCTCATCATCTCCGCTGGAATAATCCACGGTTCTCCAGCATTAGTAGTGTTTAGATAACTATTCATTATGGCTTCACGGCCTTGTTGATTCGTTAATCCATCGGCATCCCCATTGACACTCACTATTACACTAGGAATGTTTTTATTTCTCATAAAACTGTTTTTTGTTTTATTCGCCTGCGTAAGATTCTTAACGATGTCTCTAAGAAGTGATTTGTATCCAGTTCCAATGTGTGGTCTCTGTTCATCCGGATTAATTGTGAAGTGTACTACTTCGTCAGGATTTAATCTTACAGAACCGTATCGGATGTAATATCCTCCGTCTTCTTCATCAATGAACTCAACGCTACGCATATTCAACGGCATTAAATCTCCAATGAAATCTGTTCCGCTAATCAGCTTAACGTGAACCACTGCATTTCCGTCTCCATTTAATAATAAATCTCGTACAATCTTAGAAACCCATGTTTTTCTAGTCATGTACTTATACGGATTAATATCAATCTTCCGAGATAATTCATCTCGAACTCTGACATCTCCTTTATCTGAATTTTCCATCAAATGAATGGTCATGTTAGATACTAAATCCGCAATCTTATCAACAGCAATCACAACATCAGGATGCTTGTTTAGAGGGATATAAGTATCATCTTGTGATATTAAATTTTGCCACTCAAATGGCGACATAAATCCCACTTGTGGCAAAACATTTTTATTTCGTTTATTCCAAAAATCGAATAATCCCATTTTAATCTCCCTTCACACCAAAGAAATCTTTTGCACGATTAGCTTTGCTATCAATTTCTTGTAGCATTTGTACAGTTGCGAAAACAGTCGCGTCAAAAATATCAATGCGCTGTGTACCTCCGTCACCGTCAGCCTTCTCATATTGAATCATGTCGTCTGTTTTTTCGATTGCTCGAACATTCCCAACACAATATTCAAATGCCTCACTATGTGCATAGTAGAATTCTTTGTTTTTTACTTTCATTTCAATTCGTCTAAAGCCTTCCGATTTCTTCCAGAAATATTGAGGCTGGTCAACCATTCTGAATTTATTCTTTTTCATCTTGCTAACGAATTCTCTACCAAATTTTCTATCAAATCCGACACTTCGAATGTTAAATCCAAGCTGTCTCATTTGAATGAACCATTTAACAACATCGTCATATAACACCGTTTTAGTGTTACTCATCGTTAACCATCCGTCATCCTTCCATCCAAACAATGGAATTCCATCGTCTTCCGCCTTTTCTTTTGCAGACGCAATTGGAAAGAATGCGTGTGTTATTGCAATATCTATTTTCTTTCCTTCGAATTCATATTCACCAACGAGGGCTGATGCAGTTAAGTCATGCATTTTCGATAAGTCAGCACCGCCATACCACTTGATAGGCAATTTAGCCAGCTCTTCAATTGTCCAATTGAACTGCTCGTCACTTGCGATGAATTCATCTACATTGAAGTAAGTGTTCATCGAATTCGTAAATACATTCAGTGTCGTGTTGAAAAATTCCATCCGTGTTTGTGGATCATTAAGCGCCATCTCAGCTTCAGCTCTTAATTCTTCTATAGTCACAGTCACACCACACGATGGATTAGCCATTCTTAATGTTTTGTCTGACATATAATCAATTGGCATTCCGTCTTTATCTTCATTCGCTTTACAAATAAAAATAAATAACTCATCATTCTCAATGCTTTGCTCCAATACTTTCTTACAGTATTTTAAACGGTTAGCTAAGAACCCGTTCGGAATATCTCCTGCGGTGCTAATGATGAATAACAGCTTATTTCGATAAGCGCTTAATGTCTTCTTCATCTTCCCGTACTTCTTAGAACTACGCATTGTATGTGCCTCGTCTAATATGATGAAATTCCCATTCAATGCATCTAATCTAGATTCATCGTTTGCAAGTGCTTGTACAAAGAAAGAGCCTTCCTTACCAAACTCGCCAGTAATGGAATGCTCTGAATTATTATCTTTAATACTGATATGTTTATCGTTCCAACGGTCTACATTAAATCGCATAAATCCAAACGCTTCTAGCGATTGTCTAATTCCTGCTGCTACGATGTAGCACTTAGACGAACTCTTACGTTCCATTAGTGATCTACATAGAGCAAGTGAAGCTGTGAAAGCTGTCTTCCCTTGTTTTCGAGGGATAAAAACTAACGATTCTTTAAATCTAGTTTCTACAGTCCCTGTCTTGTAAAATCCAATAAGATTAACAACAACGAACATTTGCCATTCTTGTAATTTCATTGGAGCGTTACGCAGACTTACTGCACTAACGTCTTCGCCTTGATAATGAACTATTACGTTTTCGATGAAGTTAACAGCAACATTAATGTCATCCTCGTTTAGATAGAATTTTGGATTTTTTAAATCTCTTAAAAATCGTTTAGCTTCAAGTATCTTTTCTTCACACGAATCGATTTTTCCATCAATGACATCATTCGCATAATTAATAGCTCTTTGAACATATTGATTCATCGCTTACCACCGAGTTTATTCATTATGTCAATAATTGACGAATCGGTATCTTGAGCTATAATTTCTCCTAATGATTTTGGATTGAGCATTAATCTATCTGAGTATGTTAAAATGTCACGTCTTAGAGTCTCCATAACATTAACAAGAGGAATTTTTCTGTAATTTTCAGCTCCAGCCTTGTTCACATATATTTCTGCCACTTCGTAATCACGTTCAGCGTGCTCTTTTTCATACTTCATATACTGAAATAACAAGCCAGCATAAATACTAATTAAGTCCGCATACTCTTTGCGATAAGTACCTAAACTTTTCATTTTCTTTTCTGTTGCTTTTTCAATTGTTTTCTTTGCTATTGCACT